AGTTCGTTGGAAAGATATGCCTCGTGGTGCAGATTCTTCACGTCCTGCCAATTATGCTGAAGACTTAGCACAAGCAGAAGAACTTATTGAAAGTGACGAACTTCTAAAAGAGTGGCGAAAAGAAAACGGTGGTAAAGGTCAACGTTTTGAAAATCCTGCTAAACAAGATGCTGAAGATTTTTATCAAGGTGATATAACCAGGAAAGAATTACAAACTCTTATTAATTCTAAACTTGGTGATCCTACACTTTTTACACTAGATAATTTTCCAGATATGCCAACTATTACTGATACAGTAGGTGGTATGGGAACAAAAGCTAGGAAGTACGGTATTCTTGGTGTAAAAGGTTTTGATTTAAAAGAAGGGCAACGTGTAGGCTCAAGGCTAGATATTCCTGCCTATAATGAATACGACAAATGGATTGTTTCAATACATGACGGAAACGTTGATAAAGGCGGTGTCATTGGATATGGACAAGCTATACGTTTAAAGAATATTGAATTTAAATCTGATCCTAAAATGGCTTTAGATATTGCCAGAAAGAAAGAATTAAAAGCAGCAGACCCAGAGAAAGGGACACCTGCTAAATATCAGACTAAAGCAACTATTGCACGTATTCATGGTGACTACGTAAAAGAAGATCCATATGAGTTATACGAAAAAGCAAAACTTCTACTAGATGACCCAGAGTGGACACAGGTAGGCATGAACCCATATAGAGGTAGCTTCTTTTACGATAAAAAGACAGGTATGCCTGTTCTAAATGCTGAAGAAGTAATTCAAGTTGGCCCTCTTGTTTTAGCTAAAAAAGTTCAAACACCAAAATTGTCAGAGTTAAAGAAATACTTTGGCGGTGAATTTAAAGACGGTAAATACAAGTCTGCCGCTAGAACAAAAGATGGTAAAGTAAAAGTTTTTAACCAAGGTGGTCCAGTTATGCAAGAACAAATGGAAATGGCTTTCATGCAAGAAGGTGGTATCAAAGACGATGGTATGAAGAGAGACCCAGTATCAGGGAATGAAATACCACCTGGCTCTATGGCTAACGAAGTCAGAGATGATATTCCTGCTATGTTGTCTGAAGGTGAATACGTTGTTCCTGCTGATGTTCTTAGATATTATGGAGTCAACTTCTTTGAAAACTTACGTGGTCAAGCTAAACAAGGCTTGCAAGCTATGGAATCAGATGGTAGAATTGGTGGTGAACCACTTACTCCTAATCAAGTACAGCAGAACATGAGTGGTCAGCCTATGGCAGGAGCACCTGCTACACAACCTATTGCCGCTAACTCAGGTGTTTTAACACAAGGTCAACAGAATAACGCAGTTCAACAAGCAAGTGCTTTACCAGGTGTAGCTACTGCATCTCAAAGTAATCAAGCTGCTGTAAATACTTTTAACCCTTTTAGTTTTAGTACAGTAGGTTTCTCTCAGTTTGGACCACAAGGAACTGCACAAACACAAAGTATTACAACAACTAAAACATTTGTTAACGCAGAAAACCCATCTGATAAAAGAGTTGTTGAATATGTTAATGGTCAAATCAAAGACCAAAGTATGATCCAGTACACTCAACCTCCTTACTATGAACAAGGAAGTGCAGGTTTAACTGAAGCAATAAAATCTTTTGAGTCACAGAAACAACAACCTTCTGATGGTGGTGGTGGTGACACAGACCCACCTGAACCAACAGTAAAAGATCCCAACGAGTGGGCAAAAGATATTACTGATCCAGAAACTTGGGCAGATGGAGTGCTAACAGGTAAAGCTACTACTTTAATTAGTACAGTAAAGTTAGCTACTAACGTGGCTAGAGTTAACGCTATGGCAGAGGTTGCTAAAGCACAAGGTAACACAGACCTTTATAACTCTTTAAAAGGTAAAGCAGACGAATTTGTAAAGAATAACCCAGTTCTTAACTCTCTTCCTAATGCTTGGATTGACGGTGACAAGATTGCTGCTGATCTTGAAAAAGATAAAGACATGATTAAAAATCTGTTTGGAATGAAAACAGAAGAACAAAAACAATTTGGTATAAAAGCTGAACAAGAAAAGCGTAAACAAAGAGCACAAGCTGCAGCACAAGCCAAAAAAGACAGAGAAGCTGAAGCTGCTGCATTGAAAGCAGCACAGGCAAGCAACGATGATGACGATCCCTTTAAAGTAACTAATGTTGAAATTGACAGAGATCCTATGGGACAGGCAACAATGTCTACAACATACGGATCTGGTGAAGCTGGGGATAGTTCAAACTCTTATGGTGGTGAAGGTTCAACTACAGCAACATTTAGTGCTACTGCTGATGAAGCAGATCCAAATGATCCAACAGGGTATACTGCTGATGTATACAGAGGCGGTCTAATGGCAAGAAAAAAATCTAAAAAATAAAAAATAGGACAGGCTCCCTATACTAGTAACGATAAGGCTACCCAGCAATAGTGCTGGCCCCAACATAAAGGAAAATGATATGCCTGAAATGATGACAATGGAAACCCCTAAGACAGCAGGGTTTGTTCAACGTGGATCTAATTATGCACGTAAACAAAAACGTATGGAAGAGGAAGAAGCAGAAATTGCAAGACTAGAGGCAGAAGCTCGTGGTGAAGAAGTTGTTGAAAGTGAATCCAGTAGCGAAAGTTCTGAGGACACCAAGGTACAAGCCTCAAGTGATACCCAACAAGAAAAACAAACATCCCAGGAAGGGGAAGCACAGGAAGACGATGATACAGCAGGACTAAGTGCTGAAGAGAAGTCTTTTAAGAAACGTTATGGTGACTTGCGTAGACATATGCAAGAAAAAGAAAAAGAGTGGAATGAAAGATTAGAAGCTCTTGAAAAACGTAAAGCTAAAGATAGTATTGTTCCTCCTAAGTCTGATGAAGACATTGAGGCATGGGCAAAAGAATACCCAGACGTAGCAGGTATTGTTGAACGTATTGCTTCTAAGAAAGCAAAAGAAATGTTCAGCAAAGCGGAATCACGTCTACAAGAATTAGATGAAGCTCACAATGAAGCTCTACGAATGAAAGCAGAGAATGTTATTCGTAAGACTCATGATGACTTTGATGAATTAAGACAATCAGATGCGTTCCATGATTGGGCAGAGGCTCAACCTAAATGGGTTAAAGACGCACTATACGAAAACTCTGATGATCCTGCATCAGTAATTCGTGTGATTGATCTTTATAAAGTTGATAACGGTATGACACCTGCAGCTAAAAGAGATACTAAAAAAGCTGCAGCATCTACTGTTACAAAAGGTACTCGTACTTCTATTGATGCAAAAGGTACATCAGGTCAAATCAAAGAATCTGATGTATCTAAAATGTCAGATAAAGAGTTCGAGGATCGTCTAGATGAAATCAACGAGGCCATGCGGTCTGGTAAGTTTATCTACGATGTTTCTGGCGGTGCCAGATAAAGGTTGACACTTTAAAAGTGTTACATATAACTACTTGTATCTCTTAGTAAAGCCTCCTTCGGGACCACCTTTACTAGATACTTTTTCCTAAAAGTCTAAACTATGTAAAGAACTACCTGAGCTATTACAGGCCCACGAAAGTGTTACCCTGGAACGTCAGCCTCTTTTAAGATGTTTTAGCTTTATTAATAAGCCTAATATCATGGAGGATTTAATTATGGCTTTTACTTCAGCAGGTGGCTACGGAAATTTACCAAACGGTAATTTCTCCAGCGTCATCTATTCCAAAAAAGTACAGCTTGCTTTTAGAAAGAGCACAGTTGTAGGTGATATCACGAACTCTGATTATTTTGGGGAGATTTCTGCCCAAGGTGATACGGTCAGAATTATCAAAGAACCTGAGATTTCAGTGTCTTCTTATGCGAGAGGCACACAGATCACAGCACAGGATCTTGATGATGAAGATTTTTCTCTAGTCGTAGACAAGAGCAACTACTTCGCCTTCAAAGTCGATGATATCGAAGAGGCTCACAGCCACGTCAACTTTATGCAGTTGGCTACTGACCGTGCAGCTTACCGTCTAGCTGATCAGCATGACCAAGAAGTTCTTGGTTACCTATCAGGTTATAAGCAGTCATCTTTGCATACGCAAGCTGATACTGTGAATGACACTGTAAACGGTACTAAAGCAGTAGATACTGCAGGTTCAGACGAATTGCTATCTTCAATGAAGTTGAAGAAGGGTGACTTTGGTAACATCGCTACTTCAGGTGCTGCTGACCATTCAATTCCTGTTGCAGCACGTCTACCAGGTGCAACAGCACTACCAACTGCTACGATTTCACCAGCAATGTTGGTGGCTCGTATGGGTCGTCTACTTGACCAACAACAAGTTGACACTCAAGGTCGTTGGATCGTTGTTGACCCAGTATTCATGGAAGTACTTCGTGATGAAGACTCACGTCTATTCAACGCAGACTTCGGTGAATCAGGTGGCCTACGTAATGGTCTAGTCTTGAACAACTTCCACGGTTTCCGTGTATATAGCTCAAGCAACCTACCATCAGTAGGTACTGGTCCTGCAACAACAGGTACAGCTAACCAAAACGCTAACTATGGTGTTATTGTTGCTGGACATGACTCAGCTGTTGCAACTGCCGAGCAGATCAACAAAACTGAAACATACCGTGACCCTGACTCATTTGCAGACATCGTTCGTGGTATGCACCTATATGGCCGTAAGATTCTTCGTCCAGAAGCAATCACTACAGCTAAATATAACTTGGCGTAAGGGGGGATTGAATTATGACACCTAACGGAATGCGTACAATCTCAGTAGAACTTGAAGCAACAGCATTGGCTGCTGGTGCAAACACAGTTGCTACTCTTCCTGCACAAACAGTTATCCTAGCTGCTGGTGTTGAAGTTACTGAAGCACTTACTGGTGCTACAGCTTTGACTTTCGACATTGGTACAGGTGCTGATGATGACGAGTTCGTTGCAGCCTATGCAATGGCTGGTAAATCGGTTGGCGATGTTGCTCCGTCAGTTCCTGGCATAGCATATATCGGTGCAGAAGATACTTTAGATCTTACAATCGACACCCTAACAGGTACAGCTACTGCAGGTAAACTGCGTGTCTGGGCTTTGGTAATGGACGTTGATGGTAAAGGTGCAGCAGAAGTTGCCCGTGATCAAGTTTAACTAAACTAAACTAGAGGGGCTGGGCAACTGGCCCCTTTAGGCTATCTGAAGGATTTTTGTAATGGCTACTTACGTTACTCTAGTAAATGAATTACTACGTAGACTGAATGAAGTTACACTAGATACTGCTGGTGATGGCTTTGATACAGTACGTAACGTACAAGCACTTGCTAAAGATGCTATTAACAACTCCATTAGAAATATCCTACAGACAGGCCAAGAGTGGCCTTTTCTTAAAGTTACATATACTCAAACATTAACTGCGGGAACAAGACTTTATGATTTTCCTGCTGACTTTGCTAGTGTTGATTGGGATACTTTTTATATTAAACAATTAGATTCTACAAGCAACACCCCTAGTTTTTTACCTACAATATCTTTTGAAGAATACACACAAAGATATCGTGGACTTGATGACCAAGCTGATTCAGGCTCTGGTATATCTGCTCCTCAACGTATTTATCAAACATACGAAAGTAAGTTTGGTGTAACACCTGTACCAGACAACTCGTATGAAATAGAATACGTATACTGGAAGTTTCCAGCTGATCTTGTTCTTTTTAATGATACTTGTTTAATTCCAGATAGATTTAACCATGTGCTTGTTGATGGTGCAATGATGTACATGATGAGATTTAGATCTAATGATCAAAGTGCAGCTATTCACCAACAAAACTTTGATAACGGTATTCGTTCTATGAGACGTATACTTATGGATGATCCACTAGATATCAGATCTACAGTGGTTCAAAGAAATAAATCGTTTAGTAACACTATTAGTAGTATTGTCTAATGGCTGAAAATTTAGCATCCTTTAAAGTATTCTGCCAAGGCGGTCTAAACACTAGTCGTGATGTGCTGTCACAAGGTGAGACACAACCTGGTTCTGCAGTTGCTTTGATTAATTACGAACCTGCTGTTACTGGTGGTTACAGAAAGATTAACGGATTTAGTAACGACTACGGTACAGTTACAGGCACAGGTAATGTCTTAGGTGTTTGTGTAGCTAATGGTATTAATGACGGTATCTTAGCTTGCCGTACACCTTCTAGTGGTAATAATTATTTACACTATTGGAATACAGCTACATCAGCTTGGGT